ATAAGCAAGCCATATCTGGCTGTAATACGGGTTGGCAAACATAAAGGCATAATTTTTATCTATGGCTTGTGCCATTTCCCCGTTTATCTTTGCACCAATCGGATCTTGCTCAATATCTCCATAGGCAATAATACCCTTCAGGCTGTGCCATCCGTTATTGTCAAGAAAGTACAGATTATTGTTGGCGTTTATGCTTGTGCTCCAATTAATTGACGATGCTATTAAACTATCTTGCTTAATATATGCAGCCGCATAATCGCCGTCAGGAATAACTATCCTATAAATCCCCCTTTGTTCCGGTCCCTTAAATACAACAATGTCATTGGCATAGATGTTAAAGTCGGTTATTCCGTCCCCAACATTTAAATCAACATCAAAATAGACACCATCACCGCCAACCGAATCCCAATCTGTTTCATCACCAGGGGCAGACCCGAACATTCGATGCGGATATGTTGAGTCTCCGGCAACAAATACTCTCCCATCCTTAGCCATTACTTTATAGCAATCTGGGGCCGTTGCGTCTGCTGCGGCTATTGTAACCCCATCTGTGGCCTGTAATTGACCACCTGAAGCAACCAATACTTTACTATTAAAATCAAGGAAATGTGGTTTACCGCTTCCGCTTAACGACCCTATGGACGTAAAAGCCTTAGTCGTTGGGTCAAGGTAATAAAGAGTACCGTTGTCAGACACAAGAATCTTATCAAGAATAGACGAATAAAAAATACCGTTCGGGTCTGTTCCTGCCGCATCTGAACTATACCTTGTTACTCCATCCCTTGTCATGGCCTGCCCGGTGATCGGGTCATAAAAGAAATTCAATGCCCCCGCAAGGTCATTATCAGGTATAAGGTTCTGAGGAAGGGAATAGTTTACCCCTCCGTCCATTCTATTAAAGGAAACTGGAAATTCCCTGGCCATACTCTATCCGTCCCACCCGAAACCAGAACCCCACCGCATCTTGAAACCTTCACGCTGAAAGATAATGTCCCATGTCATTTTTCTCATTTGCTCGGTCATGCTCATGTCTAAGGCCGGGTTATAATTCATTAATTCAGACCTCATTCTGCATCTGGTAATGACATAAAACTCAATGGCCGAATCAAATAATCCGTTCCAGGGAACGGTAGATGAATCATTGGTTATAGTTCTAAGTGGGTTATAATACAGCTTAATCTGTGTCTCTACGTTTGGTCGTGGGTGGATATATAGGCTATTCCCACGCATATAATATTTAGTAGGAGTCCCATCGTCTGAAGCTGTTTCATCCTCCCAATCGTCAACGCTTGATTCATCGGCTTGGACCATTAATGGCTTTCCTGAAGCCGTAATATTGAAAATGCGGTCTTGCCCCTTCTCGTTTCTTGCCAACGACAGAAAGGCGGGGCTCAGGGCAGATATTGACGTTGTGTCCGAATAAGCGGCGGCGGCAAAGGTAATCGTTGTGTTCTGAATATCTAATCGGGAATGTAGCTTGGCAAGCTCAATGGAAAGGATTTCAATGGCTTTATTAAAATAATCCCATAATTCATTATCAAAATAATTGGTTTGAACTATGGCCCCGGTACTATCAGTTTCAAGCAGGACTCGTTGAATCCGTGCCTTCAAGGTGCTGACTGTGGACATTTATTGGTTCTCCTGATTCAACAGCTATTTCCAAGGGTTTAGGGGCGACTCTTGGCTTTCTCTGTCTTTTCTGAACCTTGGCCTTTTTCAGCTTCCTTGACTTTCCGCCGGGTGAAAGGTTACGGGGTCTGCCCCGCTTGCCTGGAATGTGTATTGTTGTTTGAACCCTATCATTACCTTCTATTTCCGGTTTGTCAATAGGTAGTTGATTTTTTTGTTCTTCATCCACACGGCCAGTATCATTTTCCAAAATAACCGTATTGTTGGGACCGTCAATAATTTTGTAATGATTTACGGCAGTTTGGTAAAATGGACCGTCAATATCCAGGGCCATATCAAGGTCAATTTTAAGTGTCTTGGTATTATACGGCAATCCCTTTTGAATTAGGCAAGGTCTGCCCCTGTGGTCCGTAAAGAACGATGCCGGGACGTTTCTGTCGTACAAAGGGAACCCCCCTACGCTTTGATTTCCACTTATCATAAACTTCCTCCACCACTTGCATTACTTTTCTTGGTTGAAATGATTCAGTCCCTGCGCAAGCGCAAGCGTCTACCCCGCCCTTTTCGGCTCCTCCTCCGATAAGAGGACAATCCCTGAAGTTATCCATATATATCATACGATGGCAAGGAGAACAATCTATATGGGCCTGAATAGAATAATCGTTGTTAAAATGCTTAGTTAGGTTCGTTTTGCTTGAATGGGTTAATAAACCGATTTTGGGCGTATCAAAACACCCTGCGGCATTGAGTATGCCTGTTTCCGGGGATATAACCAAATCAACATACTTAGTCATAAGCATTGATGTTCGTATGTCCCATTCCCCTATCATGCTGATATTGCGCTGATCTTGCCATTCTATCAGCTTGCATGGATAGTCCCCAACGGTGATAGTTATAATATCCTTGTGTTTAAACAATAGATTAAGTGCAGTTTCCTCGGCCCCAAGCCACATTTTGTGCATGGATGAACCGGATAAACACCACATAATAAGAAAATAGTCCTTAAACCTCTCCCTGAATGCCATGCATAGTGCTTCTTCTAATGGAGAAAAGAATAACTCCCCGGTTGGCTTTTCAACGTCATTATACCCGGCAACCTGAAGGGCATAGTCATAGTAATTTGTATGGCTGCATAATGCCCTGCGTTCTTCAACCGGAAGATAATATTCCTTCTGCCCGAAACGAAGCAATACGTCCTCATCTGGATTGTTGGGGTCCGGAAACCTCTTTTCCTGAAACGGAGAAAATAGGAATTTAGCCTCTAATGTTTCGGACATATTCAAGAAACGGTCATACCCCTTACTTATCTCGGCCCAATACGCAGACAACTGGTTATTGGGGATAAGGTCATCTTCCTGCATTAAGTAGGCATCAATATTAGGGTTGTATTTCAAGACAGGAAATGCCCTTTTGGTGCAATTCAGTGTGATATGATAACCATCTTCTTTAAGGCGTTTAAGAACAGGGGTTAGTATTACTGAATCGCCCCACGCCCCGAACCTGCATACGAGTATACGCTTCATTCCCCCTCTTTCTTACCCTTATTCCTCATCCACCACGCAATAGCTTCAAGTTCGTTGGCGTTAAAATTACCATCAAGTTTTGCATACTCATCTTTTGCATTCCATGACAAATACCACCCCAATAAATATAAACTACCGTCATTCTCTATAATTTCTTCTCCATCTCCAACTAATAATATCTCCCGTGCTTCTTCCTCGGTCATGGGTATTCCTTTGGTGGCATAAAATAAAAAGCTATTTTCCTTGCTTCTTCATTAACTATTTTCCAAAAAACATCTGGTTCTGCAATGTATAGGTCAACCCTTTTTTCCACCCTATTATCGGTTACAATTAATCCTGCTTTATTTATTACAATAAAATTAGTAATAATGTCTCGTAACTTACCATCAATCCTATATTCCATCCCTACCGGATCACTATTATATTCAATTTTACTTATGGTCCATCTTGCACCAAAATGGATTTTTTCTGTATCTATTTTATTCATAACTCCCTCCAATCAAAATTAACTGCCGGTGAATTATACATCTTGACAAATCGGTTATCTATCTTGAAGTCCGCCAATTTTCTGAATACCAAGTCAAAGCTATATTCATCACCTTCGGAATGGGTTTCGTTGTGTACTAACTGATAGGTGGCAAAGTCCATTGCCTTGATAATATCATCAGGTATAAAGTCGTGCTTATGGTTTGGATTAGCCCCTTCCTGGCCCATATTGGGGTAATAATCACGGTGAGGAAGATACAGGACAAGGAACCCACCGACCTTCAGTTTTGACCACCATTCCCTTAATATCCTGACATGATCTTCCATATCCTCAAGGCAATGAGAGGAAAAGATATAGTCAAAGAAGCCCTCAGAGAATATATCAATGCCCCGTTCTATGTTGCAATTAATATCAGCTACACCGCCCATATCAACGCCTATCGCCTCTTTACGTATTTTCTCCGGTCCACACCCTATGTCAAGGCCAACCCCATGGCAATAGGGCAATAGCCTGAAGCGGCATTTCTTTACTTCTGCTTTATATGGTGCGTTTATGCCCCAGGTCATTAGCATCCTTTAATAATATGGCTGGCATGGAGAGTGAAAGGAGTAAAAGTCTCTCCACGCCAGCCTGTGAGCTTGGCCGGGAGGAGGAGTCCAAGCCCACATCTGCGTCAACGGCAGTACCGGTTGTTTCCCGTTGACTTTCAGGTTTAGTTCCTCCCATAAACATCGTTATCGCTATTTTGTTCTGTTCCCAACAACCAAATCAACCACAAGGTTTACTATATCAAGACCATGATGATCATTGACATATACTAAATATGAATCAGAATCATATCTGCCTTCAGTCTTTCCGATAGCTTCTTTAATCGTCTCAAAAACAAGCTCATTCGGATACATCTTGTTCGCACCGGGCCAGCTATGAATAATGGGCTTAATTCCCTTAGCCATAGCTTCAAGGACAAACATGGGGTCTCCTTCGCTCGTACTGGTGCATAGGCAATAATTCTTATCTTCCCACCATTGATCTAATTGATTATTTGGGATTCTATTATACATAAACAACCGGCCCTTTAGGTTTAAATTAGCCAAATAAGCCTCTATCCACAAATCATTAGACTCTCCGGCAATGTGAAGATCGTATTCTTTGGGAAGGGCCATTAATATCTGTACGGCTAACGGTATGTTTTTTACTGAGTGTATCCGCCCAACCATTCCTATTTTCTTGCCATGAGACCTTTCCTTGAATGTCCACTTGTTGGCATCTATGGGGTTTGGAATAAAATGAACCCTTGTCGGCTTATCTCCTATTCCCTTTTCAACCTGGTCGGCAATCCACGGATTACAACAGATAATATCCGATATTTTGTTCCATTTATGATTAATCCAGTCAGCATGAAAGAACTCAAACCGCCTCATCATTAAAACATGACGTGCATAGGGGAACAACCCGGTAAAGTCCCTGTCGGCCCATGTAGACCAAACAACGTCCGGCCTGGGAACATTTCTTAACTCATCCCTTCCGTTCCAAACTGTAACGCTATGTCCAAGCTC